GTGACAGCTGTGCATGCGTATACGAATGCAGCATGCTGTGCGTGTCGTATATGGTTCTGATTGCCATCTGACCGCCTCCTTACACAGCGCGGAAAAGCTTCTGCATCGTGACGACGATAGGCTGTGTTATCTGAGCATCCGCTTCGACCCTCAGGACGGACTCGCCGACCGGGAAGCGGAAGAAATTATCATAGTTAATGTTAAAGTCCGGCACCAGGTTCGTCTGTACGCCCTGCGCGTCCTCCTGATAGCAGTACAGATCTCCGTCGATGGAGCTGTACTTGATGGCCTCGCCAGCATCGGCTTCACCGGTGATCTCCACGCGGGAGACCTCTTCACCGTCCACCTGCAGGATCAGCTTAGGATTAACGATCGGACCGTTAAATGTAACCGTAAACGGAGCCGGCACAGATCCGGCATTTGTGATCACAAGGGAGCCTCCGACAGTCTGCTGGAAGCGGCTCGGCCATTTGTAGGAGTACTTAAGCGTATCATCCGCTGCTCCTGCTGATATCGAAAACCTTGTGTCCGCGTTCATGTACCACAAGCCGAGCGCCCGAAGCGTTACCGGGCATTCCAGTACGCCCGCCTCTCCGATCTCCGTCTTTTCATAGGCAACAAGATCCACGTTCCGCCAATACTCGCCGGCATCAGTTGTATAAACCAGAATCAGCCTGGAAGAGGACCGGATGAACTGCAGGAACTCTGAGGCCGCAAGATACGGCTTATCAGTCGTAAATACGATCGAACCGGATATCTCGGCCTGTGCATCCTTGAAATAGTTCCGCACCCAGTTGAAACCGATCTTCATGTAAGACGCTTCCATCTCATAGCCGAGGCCCTGCGGCTCATAGAGGAAGCTACGGTTCGGAACATCGAGCCGGTAGCTTCGCCCATATTCATTTCTAAGAGAAAAGGATCTAATCACAGCATAGCTCCTAATTCATGATTGATCTCGGACGCGATCAGGCGCCCATTCAAGAAGGTGTTACTTGTAACGTTGACCATTGCCGCTCGGTTCACGCCGCCGGCAACAGTTCCGGCCACATCATTCATAGCATTGGTGACCAGTCCGAGGTTGTCCCGGATGCCCTTTGCGAACAGCTGCATCATATCCGGAGCGTAGGTGTGGAAGTCTGACAGCGGCCCCTCATCAGGCTCAGAGAAGCCGATGAAGTTCTTGATCTTCCGTCCGACGCCCTTCACAGCATCTACGGCGTCACCTGCTGCGCCTTTGATACCATCGACAAAATTCTCGATCATATCGCGGCCCCAGTCTAATGCTTCGCCCGGGAGATTCTTCAGCCAGTCTACAGCAGCCCCGACCTTTTCCATGATCGTGTCTTTTATGCTGCCGATCTTCTCTTTGATCCCGTTGACCATGGTCTCGACAGTAGACTTAATGGTATTCCAGATCTCGGAGAGCTTGTCCTTGATGGCCGTCCACGCCATGGTCCAAAGGTCCTTAATGATCGTAAGGGCGCTTTCGATCTTTGTCTTAACAACATTGACCGCCGCCTCTACGATCGCCTTGATGCCATTCCAAAGATCCTCGGCAAATTTCTTTATGCCGCTCCAGACCGCGGTCCAGTCTCCGTTAATAGCAGCCAGCACAATGTTCAGGACATCCTGAATCAGCGTGATTGCTACGGAAATCTCTGTGTAGATGAAATTCCAAATGGACTTCGCGTAGGCGAGAATACTATCTCCCCAGCGGCTCCAAACAGCCTTAGCGACCTGAGTGAACTTCTGAATCGCCGCCTGGATCAGCTCGACAGCCCGTGTGATTATCTGTTTGATAGTCTCCCAGATAGCATTGACTTTATTCCTGAAGTCCTCATTAGTGTTGTAAAGCAGTACAAGTACTGCAATTATTCCAGTGATCACAGCGATGACCGCAAGAACCGGCGCAGAGATTGCCGTGATGGCGGGAATCAGCGTCACCTTGATAAACGCAGCAACACTTCCCACAGAAGTCAGTACAGTCCCGACGGAGCTTATTACAACGCCCAGGACAACAAGCAGCGGAGCAAGCGCGGCAACGACTACCCCGATGCCGGCGATCAGCGTCTTCTGAGCAGAATCCAATCCGTTGAACCAGTTGACCAGCTCCTGCATCTTTGCCACTATGACCATGATATAGGGCATAAGCGACTCACCGATCGAAATAGCGAGCTCGGAGATCCCAGATTTAAGGATCGTCAGCGCTCCGGGAAGATTATTCAGCATGATCGCCGACATTTTCTCCGCTTCGCCATTATATGTCGCAATAATTTCCTGACCACTTGCCAGTGCCTCATTCATTGGAACTATAGACCCATCGGCAAGCTGTGCGAACTGTTGTGAGGAATTTGAGACCGCAGAAGAAAGCTTTTCAAAATCTGCCTCTGATGCATTTGAGATGGCAAGCAGAGCAGACATTGCCCTTGCGCCGCCAAGCATCGCAGCCGCTCTTGCCTTTTCAGCACCCTCTGCTCCAAATGTCTGCATGTTCAGCTCATCGACCGCAGCAGTATATTGCTTCTGCGTGATAGAGCCAGCCTCAAGAGCGCCATCCAGATAATCGAGCTGCTTCTCATATTCTTCCATGGGCATTTTGATATTCCCCATGGAATCTCGAATCTGCTCCATGATCTCCATGAAGCTGTACATATTCCCCTCATCATCTGCCATGGACAGACCGAGCCGCTTCATTGCCATTTCTGACTCTTTGGTCGGTTTCGCCATCCTCTGGAAGATGTTACGAAGAGATGTACCCGCCTGAGAAGACTTAATGCCGGCATTAGCCATCAGTCCGAGAGCGACGGCGACATCTTCCGCGCTGTATCCAAGAGCGCCCGCAACAGGAGCTGCATACTTGAAAGACTCTCCCATCATGGAGACGTTCGTATTCGCATTACTGGATGCCGCTGCAAGGATGTCTGCGAAGTGGCCTGCGTCTTCTGCTTGCAGGCCAAAAGCGGTCAGCGCATCGGTGACAATGTCGGATGTAGTGCCAAGTTCCTCACCGGATGCCGCAGCAAGGTTCAGAATAGGCTGAATGCCCTCAAGCATCTGGTCGGTCTTCCATCCGGCCATTGCCATATACTCAAGGCCTTCACCGGCTTCTTCAGCGGAGAACTTCGTAGCAGCGCCCATTTCTCTGGCTTTAGCCCTCAGGGCTTCCATCTGCTCGGTTGAAGCTCCGGAGATGGCCTGCACCTTGGACATCTGGGCATCAAAGTCCGCAGCTTCCTTGACGGCAAAACCGAGCCCCGCAGAAGCGGCCGCAGACACCGGCGCAAGAGCTTTTCCAGCTCTCTGCATTCCGTCCCCGACAGTCTTCATGCCCTCGCCGGCTTTGGTGATGGCTGCGATTGCCGAACTGCTCTTGACGGCCTGCGTTTCGAGATCTTTCAGGTTCTTCTCAGTGTTGATGATCTCACGCTGCAGGGCCATGTACTGCTCGGAGTTCTTATCTACCCCGTTCTGGTCCATGGTCTTCTGCTCGTCCTTCAGCAGTTTGAGCTTATCATTCGTCTCTTTGATCGCATCCTTCAGGAGCGTCTGCTTCTGTCTGAGAAGATCCGTACTGTTCGGATCCAGTTTCAGGAGCTTATTGACGTCCTTCAGCTGGGACTGTGTATCTTTTATTGATTTGTTTACTTCACGTAAGGATTTCTCAAAACCGGAGGCGTCGCCGCCGATCTCGATCGTGATACCTCTGATCTTCGTAGCCATTAGAGCCTATTCATATCCTCTTGCGTCGCGAGTTGTTTATACTCGGCACCGTCGTTCGCTGACTCAGTAAAGATGTCGAGCACCGTTCCCAGGTCAAGCGCATCAAGGTCCGTTAAAGTAAGACCGGCCTGCATCGCACGGAGCAGGAAAAGCGCCGTGTTCAGAGGCCGGTCGGTCGGTCTTATTTTTTTTTAGCTTTTACAGCTGTTTTGGATGTATCGGCCCATACGCTGAGGATCTCCGGGGCGGCTCCCATGAGCGCCATAAAATCCATCGTATTTAGCCAGTCCACATAATTTTCAAAAGTCGTCGAGTTGAATTTCGCAGAGTCATAACCCTCTGCCTGGCATTTCATGATAAAGGCGAGTTCCGTGATCATGTCCAGATCCATATCGTCGCCTCTTTCCATGAAGGTCTTCAGCAGATCACGTTTGAAGATCTGCTTATACCGGTAAGTCGTGGCAGCGTTCCCGGTGAAAAGCACCGGGACGCCGCCGATTTTGATTTCTTTTGTCATTTTCATCTACCCCCTCTTTGTTTTGAAACTCGGATCAGCCGCCTGTCTGCTGTGCGGACGGAAGCTGGACCTCTGTGAACCATGCGCCATACGGTGTTGCATTCTCCGGCTCCACGCGTGCCTTGACGATCTCCCTGTTAAGAGCTGCAGAAGTCATCGGATGAGCAGAGATCGTAATCGTATCGGTCTGCGGTTCAACAGTGTCTCCCGTGGTCTCGCCGCCAACGGACGGACGGGATGCCGTGCAGTTATACAGCACGTGACGTGCAGCATTCTGATCCCCATCGACCTCGAAAAGGAATGCAAAATGCGTGGATGCCGGCTGTACGGTCTCGACCAGAAGTCCGTTCTGGTCTACGACTTCGCCGAGAACGTCCTTGCGGAATGCATCCGGAATCATGGCGATCTCATAATCACCCTCGTAGCCATTGTTGGACATGCTGGTGAAGTAGTCGATATTATCCGCACGGAAAACATTGCTATCACCCTGAGGATCCAGCGAAAGGCTTACGGAACCCGGAAGAGCAACCGGAGTGCCATAAGTCACACCGCCATTGTCATCGAATGTAGCAACAGCATAGTATGCGGACTTGAGTCCATATTTAACCTTATTCTTCGGCATTGATGATTACCTCCATCAAATAAACTGTGACATACAGCTTCTCTGAATCGATGTACTCGGAATCCTTGGACCAGCTGAGGCCTGCCGCCTTCAGCTTTGACTCGATTTCACATTCGAGCCCGATGTCCTTGGCATCCGTATACAACTCGATTGCAAGCTGCGTGATTGTCTGATAGTTACTGTCATCCGCATGCAGATCGTCTGCCTGCGGATAAAAAAAGCAGATGAACGGCGGAGCCTGCTCGGTGCCTTCCGGGAACTGATAGTAACTCGATGGCAGACCGAAGCTCTCGATCATGCTGCTAATTTCGCTGTATTTCATTGATCAGCTCCCTCTCGAAGTCATTAATAATCTTCTTCTCCACCGGACCGATATGCTCCCTGCCGGCTACTCTGCCGCCTCCACGTTTTGCGTGGCCATGTTCAAGCAGATGCGCAAGCCTGTAGTGCGGGGCCTTACTGTGGATGATCGACTTCCGTTTAAGCACACGGTCGTCTTCACTTGTAACGGTCCAGCTTCTGGCATATGCACCGGTTCCGTTGAACTTTGCACGCGCAGAAGATTTGATAGCAGTTGCACCGGCTTTCGCCACCTTCTGAATGGCAGTATTGATATCTACATCTATCTCCGCCTTATAATCTTCCAGGATCTGATTGATCGCGGAATCAAGGCGATTGATTGGTGTTCTCTTTGACGCCATTGGTGCCTCCCTTCCGTTCGCAGTACAGCTCGATCGTGCCGTTGTTCGGACGGAAGGTCCGATAGACCGCACAGCGCTCCGCGCCACGAACCAGAATGGTCTGCCCGTCATAGTCCAGATCCGTCATGGTGAACCTGAACTCCGGATTAAGGCCGTTCCGGCCACCGTCAAACACTTCGGAAGCGGAAACGGAGTCAAAGTAACCGTAAACAGCTTTGGCTGTTTCAGTCCTCTGACTCACGCCATACTTATCCTTTGTGTAGGTGACTGTAATCAGCTTAGCCGCTTCAGGAATCCTCATTGCGCGCCACCTTCCTCAGCTCATCGACCTGCAGACGGTAGTCCGCCATGTTGACCTCGATGTCATTGGCATCGATTCCAAACCGGGACCTGGCGAATGACCTGATGCATCCAAGTGTGGAATAATTGGTCTCGTCATTGGCGATAGCCTTATCCACCCCTTTGTTGATCATGTCGGCCCGGCACTCCTCGATGATGTCCGTGATCTCTTGGACCACATTGGTGTCAGTCGATACTGTCCGTACAGCAAACTTGATCTTATTCAGATATTCACTGCTTACGCTCATGCCGGGCC